GATTTGTATTGATATACCATTCTTCATCTTTTTTATTCGTGTTGTCATACTCTACTTCATATAAACCAATGGCTTTTTTTTCTTCTACTGACCATAAAGAATAAATTTTAGTTGAATAACGAATATCATTAATAACTAATTTTCTTGGATTATTAAATGTTTTGGTAATGCTACCACTTTCTACTATTGCATACATATTTTAACTCTCACTTAAATTCATTGTTCTACCTACTTCTTGCCAGATAGCACCATTGTATCTGAATACATGAATATCTGTTTTGCCATTAGTCGCTGTTTCTGTTGGTTCCGTACTTGCCGCAAACTCAAAAATAGTATTCCACCCAATAGTATGGCTACCATCAAAATTTATTTCTAAACAAATAAAAGCACCTTCAACAGCATTTGTTGGCGCTGAAAAAGTCGTATTTTCTGTTGTTAAATGATACGCATTAGGTTTAGCTTGAACATCCCAAGCAACAGCATTTGATGATGATGTTAATGCTTGTTGAGGAATATAAGCTAGATCATTAAATTTAATTTTGCCTGTTCCATTAGTTGTTAAATCTATATCGCCATTTGCACCATCAGTTATAGTTATATTTCCAGAGTTAGTTCCTTTGTTTGTATCTAAAACTAAATCGTATGTTCCACTTGTTGTTAAAGTAGCACTAGCACCACCAGAGCCAATAACAGTTTCACCAGAACCTTTAGGTTTAATATGTAAATCAACATTTGTTTCCCCACTAGCACCCAAGATTGGCCCATTACCTGTTGCACCATTAGTTATTTCTAATTCATTTACTGCTGAAGATGTTGTTTGAAATATAATTTGTTCATTGTTGTTTTCGTCAGAAATATAATGAGCATCATCAATTATTATATTATGTGAATTAGTATCTAAATTTCCGCCAAGTTGAGGGCTTGTATCATTGACAATATCAAAGGTAACTGAACTATCTGTCCAATCTACAGTATTAGCTGTTGAGTTAATTGTGCCAAGAGAAATATGTCCAGCACCATCATATAATTTTAAAATCCAACCTGTCGCACCAGCAGATGTATCAATCCATAAACTACCTTGTGCTAAACTTGCTGGGGCAGAACTCCCTATATGAGTTGAATTTATTGCACCTAAAATATTATTTAATTCTGTACGAAAGGCTGAGAAACCTTGATTCGCTATACTTACATCTGAAACTTGACTCATAATACCTCTATATCATTATTAACTAGATGATTTCAACCCATAACCTTGACTTACATAATCAAATGTTCTGTTGATACCACTTCCGCTTGAATTTGTAAATGCAATAGAAAAACCTGTCGCACTTTTTGAACTAATTGTGTAAGTATCACCTGTCGCCATATTTTGAGCAGAAATACCAACAGCAGGACTTGCATAAAAACTATTAGTATATGTGATAGCTTTTGTTCCTGTCGTACTTGCAATATCTTCTCCTGATTCAGATCTTTTTTCCATATCTACACTAATATTTATTCCACTTACAAATCCTCTAACTTTATTATTTTTATTTGCCATTCGCAATCTGAATTTAAAATATCTTCCTTTATAAGTTGTTGAAGCATTTAAGGCATAGAAAGTTGTAGCATCTCCTAAACTAGAGGTAGAACTAGCAACTTGTAAACTTTGAATAGCATTAGTTGGATCGTTACCATCAAAAGGTGCTGGTGCATCATCAAAATTTGTGTAGCCTCGTCCTGAATCAAATAAATCGTATGGGTCTTCAATTTGGTCAATGGTTAAGTTTTTTGTAAATGAAACATCATAAATACCACTTAATGATAAAGAGGAGTTTAAAGTATAAAAACCCTCGTTGTCAATATTGGCTGTATAATAAGTTGGATTAGATGTTACATCAGTTCCACCTAAATCAAAATCGCCACTTGGACTATCAAAATTTCCAACAGTAGAATCAAAGTCAGTAATAGTATCAAGTACAATAGAATTAGTTCCTGATGAATCTGTTAAAGCAACATCACCATCATAAGTACCTAAAGTTAAATCTTCTGTTAAAGTAGAAACATTTTTATATGCTTGTAGTGAAGATATATTGGAATAAATTATTGTTTCATTATTTGATTCGTTTCCTAATTTATCAACTGCTTTAATTAAAAATGCACCTGTTTTAGCATTAGTTGTTTTTGTTGTTCCAGAAGAACGAGGAACTTGAAGCCAGTTATTACTTTTATTCCATTGAGCACCTGTCGTAACATTTTGGTATCGTATTTCATAAAAGGCAACATCTAAATCACTTACTGCATCCCAATTTAATTGCATTTGATTTGAGCCTTGCATATTAATTGAAAAATTTTCTACATCATTTGGTGGCTCAGTTGCACCAACAATTAATCTTGATGAAGATGTATATGTTGAACTAACTCCTAAAGAATTAATAGCTTTAACTCTTACATTATAAGTTTTATTATCTATAACATTCAGCATTTCATAATTTAATTGAGTACCTTTGCTAATAATTTTATAACTTGATTCTGTACTTAGTTTTGCCTCTACTTGATAATATTGAACAAATTTATCTGTACTTGCACCAACAACAATATTTAATCTTGTTAAAACTGTTCCCTCGTTATACTCAATTAATTCATCTGTTAAAGTAACACTCGCTGGTGCAACAACACTATAAGGATTAGGCAAAGTTGTATCAGGTATAGTTGCAACTGCTGTTTGTGTTCCAAAAGTATAATATGAATCTTGGTGTTCTGTTAATTGTAAAGAAACTGAACTATCAGGATTTAAAGTTACAGATAAAACACGAAATGGTTTTGCACTAAAACTTGGTGTAGCATGAGTAACATTAACTATATCTCCAACAGCTAATTCCATAGCATTTGCATCTGCTGTTAAACTAACATCTAAACTAGACCTTGATCTTCTTAAAATAATTTCAGCCATTTCTTGTGCTTGATATGGACTTGTTATACTTGGAAAATCAAATCTACCTTCTAATAAAATTCCACCATCAGCAGTTTTCATTGTTGAATGTTGGTCAGCACTTGTTAAAGCGGAGTCATCTACAGGTGGAAATTGTGCTTCATCTACTTGATAATTTTTATTTGGATTAATAAAAGTAACAATAACTCTATTATATCGTTCATTTTTATTTTTAGAAGATACACCTATTCCACCAATAATATTATCTTCTGTTAAAGTTATAGAAGCAGAGCCACTTGTTTCTACTAAAACTTTATATTCTCCAGCAGTATAATTAAGATAACCTCTACATCCTGTTAAAAAATCTTTTACATTTTCAATACATTTTTTAGATGTATCAACAACAGCATGACTATCTATTAAATCAATTTGACTTGCGCCAGAATAAGGAGTTATATTTGCATCACAAACATCACCAGCAGTTTGCCAATCTGCAAAATTAGAATCAAAATAACCATTAGCAATACCCATACCGAAACGAGTATTTCGTAAATAATCTAATAATTGATAAACAGGATTATCTGAATATTCCCATGTTGAACTTGTATCTGCTCTATGAGAACCTGAACCACCTGTTAATGTTCCATCTAAGTTTGGATTATAAATTTTTTTACCTTTAACAACTGCATGAACACTTGGAATCCCACCAAAAGCATCTTGATTCCATTTAAACTTTAAAGCAAGATAAGCTACTCCTCTTAATCTGTGATTACTTGTCCAAGAACTTAAACTACCAACCAATGTGTCATAAGTTTGATTATCAGAGCCATAATGAGGTTTTACAGAAATTAAACTTGCACTATCTTTGTAATAATTTGAATCACTACTTGCTACTGTTCTTTCAGTATTGTCGGCTAAATCACCTGACCATGTAACTAAATTTTCGTTAATATAAATTTGTGAAATATCGTCTATTTCGCCCTCACATAAAGTAAATATCATATATAAATATTCATTATCTGTTCCAGATGTTTCTAAAAAAGAAATTATTCCCCCTACTTTTCTTGTTCCATACACAATAGGTATTTGACCATTAGCAGATGTTTTATTTACTAAAATTCCTTTTGCAATATTTTCAGCGGTTGTATCAAAATTAAATTCTGGCTCATCTGGTTTTCTTAACCAAGTAAGAGCAGTTGAAACAATAGAAATAAATGAAAGTATAGGCGAAAGCCACGGAACAAATTTTGCAACAACAGAGCCTACAGTACTTCCAAGAACTGCATCTTTTGCTTTATTAAACCAACTCCCCCATCCCATTATTTTCTACCCCATCTTAAATCTAAAACTGTTAATGCACTAAATTCAAAACCTTTATCACTTGCAAAATGTCTTTGCTGTGAAACATCTGAACTTCTACGACCAGATACTTTTTCAAAATTACCCCAATGTGAAGTTATTTCTAATCCTATTCCAGCAGTATTTGTATCATCTTCTATAGAATATTGATTTATAAAACCATCATATAATAAAAAAGGATCATCAATTAAAGCATTAGAACTATTTAAAAAACCTCTATAAATTTGAACAGTATCGTTAATAATATTTTCATTTAATGCTATGGAAATATAAGATTGATCAACACCTGATAAAGATAAATTTAAAGAATTTTTTATTGGCTCAGAACTTTCTTGAACATTACTAATTCCTAAAATATGACCAGAAGATGTATATGTTCTTGAACTACCAGATATACTAGAGGTTAAATCATAACCACAATCGGTTAAATATAAAGGTGTAGCAAAATTAAGATGTATTAAATGAACAGGTTGTATATTTCCTGTTGCTAATTCTGTTTTAACATCAGATGATAAACCCCTTGCCATTATATTGCCTCAATAACATCAAACTCATAACTAAATAAAAGATTACCAGAACTATCTATTGCTCCTGTATTAAATTCTTGAACATCAGATGTCATATGAACAGTAAAAGGAATAGAATCATAAGTAACAGCACCATTGTTAGCTAAAGCAGTTGTTAATGGTGGCTCTATTGTTACAGTACAAGCATTACTTGAACTCGTTGCATCAGCAACAACCATATAAACTTTACTATGAGAATTAAACTTTATAAAATCACCAGCTTTTAATCTTCCAGCACCATCACCAGCAAAACCATCAATAGCAATAGTTGTATCAGCAACAGCATGAACTCCATCAACTAAAAGTGAACCTGTTTCATTACCTAAAGCATTAAGATAACTTGGAAAGGTAACTGTGAAATTTTCTTTTTGTGATCTTTGTTTAATCATAAAAGCCATTGTTGGTGCAAAGTCGGCTCTTGTCATAGATGGATATTTAATTGTAAAAGACCATCTTTGACCTTGAACTTGTCGTCTAAATGTTTTGCCGCTATCAGTTTCACTTACTAAAGTTCTTTGATTGCTTTTAATATTGATAGCTGTAAAATCTGTATTAGGTAATGCTCCACTCATACTATTGCCTGTCTGCCTGTTTCATTTACAGCACTATTAATCATATTTACTATTGTTCCTCTACTGTTATTTAATAATTGATTAAAACCACTAGCATCAACTGTTGTAATATTAAAATTAACATTAACTCCTTGACTTAGTTCATGATTAGGAACTATTTTTCCACTTTGATTTGGTACAAACATTTCTTTTCCAGCTTCACCAACCATATATGGTTGACCAGCCTTAACCATACCACCTTGTTGTCTATAAGATGTTGCTTGAATTTGTGCTACCATAGCCATACCTTTTGCTAATGCTGTTCCAGCTAAAATAAAATTAAATGGTGGCGGATAACCACTATTCATTGCTTTTGATGCTGAACCTACAGCATTAATTATTGCTTCTGCGATTTGTAATCTTTTAAATGCTTCAAATGCAGTACGATTTAAACCACTTAATGCTCTTAAAGTATCTTTTGTATTAGCAAATATTTGATCTGATGCTTCTTCTTTTAATCTTACCTTTTTTTGTTCTACTGTTTCTATTGCTTTAAGTTCCTCAAGACTTAATCCAACTTGTTTATCTAACATTCGGTCTTGTTCAAAACCCATGTCAATAATAAAATTTTTATATTGTCGTAATCTTTTTTCTAATGAAGCCTCTTGTGCTTTTTCTATTGCATCATAATCACTTGCAGACATTCCAAATTGTTTATCTTCAAGTCTTGCTTGTTCAATAAACAAACTAACAAGAGCATTTTTATATTCTGTTAAAGTTTTAGTAGCATCTTTATTGGCTTCATTATTAGCATTTACTAATTTTACAGAATCTCGCATTTGTTGAATATAAAATCCATTTTCAATATTTAACTCTTTTGTTTTTTCAGCAATAAGAGCAATTAATATTTCTTGATTTTTATATTCTTGTGCAACTTTTGGTAATCCAGCCGCACCTTGTTTTTCATATTTTTCTAAATTTTTTTCTGATTGTGCAAGTTCTTCATTTAATTCTTTTATTGATTTGTTATCAAATTCAGTTGAAAGTTCTCCTTTAAATTCTTTAAATTTAGAAATTAAAAAACCCATTGCAGAAGCAAAGACCATAATACTTCCAAATATTATATTTTTCTTTGTCGCAAAGTTAAATAGTTTCATACCAGTAGTTAAACCAGCTAAAGCAGTTGTCATTCCATAAAATACAGTAGCTACTTTTAAAGCTATTAAAGTTCCCAATGCACCAGCAAATAAATCAACATTTTCTTTTACAAATATAATTGCATCACCTAGATTTTTAACTGCTATAGCTAAACCTTTGCCAATTTTTATAGCCATTTTATCTAAAGCATCAGATTGATTTGCTAAAAAATTATCTAAATCTTTAAATTGTTTTTTAAGTTCTGGAAAAAAACCAGCTTCTAATATTGTTCTTTTAAAATTAAAAATCTTATCGCCAATCATTGAGAGAGTTCCCTCAAATGTTTGTGCTAATTGATCTGTTGCTCCATCAAATTTACCACCAGAACCAAATACTCTTTCAAATGCTTCAACTGTTTCTTCTACTGATACTTTAGCACCAGCTTTAAAGCCAAGCATTGCTTTAACACCTCTATCTCTAAATAAATCAGCCGCACTAATACCAGCAGATAATGACCTTTGTATTTGTTCAGCAGTAGTTTTAAAATCAAGTCCTGTAACAGCCGCCACATTACCTGTAATTTTCATTATATTAGCTAATTCTTTTGAATCCTTACTAACAACAGCTAATACACCAGCACCTCGTTGAATTTCTGCTAAAGAAAAAGGAACTTTACCAGCAAATTTTGCCATTTCATCAAATGCTTTTGCTCCTTCTTCTGCTGTACCAAATAAGAATTTTAAACGAACTTGTAATCCTTCTATTTCTTTTCCTGTATTAACGATTGAACGAATTGCTAGACCAGCACCTAAACCGATAAAGGCATTACGAAGATTAAAGACTGATTTTTTTACACTATCAAGATTGCCACGAACACCCTTAAGAGCCTGTTTGGATTTATCCTTTGCAACTATGTCAATATTTACTTTTTTTGTAGCCATTATCTTCTTTTCATTTGAGCAATTCTATTTTGCCTTTCTTGTTCTTCTTTTTTAAGATCAAAATAAGCAATCCACATATTAAACTCACTAACCGACATTTGCAAGATTTCACTTGCTGTCTTATGTAAAGTTTCGGCTAAAGCAAAGATTGAATAAACCTCTGCATTATTTTTTATTTTTTTTTAAGTGTTTGGAAATCGTCTGTTGCCATAATTGCTGAAGCAACTTTTGCAATAACATCTGTATCAGCTTTTAATTTAAAAGGCATTTTATGTTCTAGTGTGAACATTTTATCGCCATCTTTAGTTAATGATTTTGTTATAATAACATCAATGAGAACATTGAGATCGCTGTCGTTAGCACCTTTAAATATTTTTGCCTTTTCAGACATATTAAATGGCTTACTATATATAGCTTTGTCGCCTGTTAGTCCCCATTCAGGAACTTCTATAATTTTTGTTTCAAGAGATTCAAAGTGTCCTTTGACTCCCTCAAAAAAGTCTATTTTTTCAGCCATTCAATTATACTGTTGTTCTACTTAGTACTCCTGTGCCTTGTGCTGTAAAAGATGATTTAATTGTATCATCTAATGTCACAGAATGAGATTCACCTGTCACTAAAGCAGTTCCTGTCCAATAATAATCGCCTGAATCTGCACCTTCTGGGTAAAGATTTAAAGCAACTGAACTACCTACTGTTAATGCTTGTTGTCCACTTGAATCTGTTTCGTCAAAATGACATTCAACACTTGCAGACCAACTTGTTCTACCAGCCAAATATTGTCTAGCTGTTGATCCTAAATTTGAATTCTCAATTACATCGCCTGTAGTGTCAAGTGAAAACCCTGAAACACTACCGACAGCATTTGAGCCTAGTTTAACTGTACCACTTTGTCCTGTATGGTTAGCCATGTCTTACTCCTCTGTTTTTGGTTTTGGTTTAGTTTCTGGTTTCGGTTGAGGCATAGTTTTGCCTTTCACTTTCCACCCTTGCTTAACAAGATTTTCAACTTCATAAGAAAAAACTTCTCTTTCTGTACTATTATCTTTTGATACTATTACAACTCTGTTTATTCCCATAAATTACTTCCTTGTTATTCTTTAACTAACCTTTTTTACAAAGTTAGTCAAAATATATTTTACCAATTATGCTGTGCCTCTAACAAATTGATATAAAACTCTTACCACAATTCTAATACCACCATAAGGATAAATTTCCCCTTCGTCTGTACTAACTTCAACAATCTCAGTATTTAAAGCATTGCCATTTCTAGTTATATCAGCATCTAATGTTTCTTCTACAACCTCAATTAATTGGTTTCTTAATGTGTCAATATTGCTTGTTGTTCCTTTAACAAAACCAACTACAACAAAATCTATTGTTCCTTGCCTTTTTCCTGTTCCAACTGCTCCCATTGTACTAGGCTCTCTAGATTCATCACCACTTTGCACATAACAGGCTGGGAACTGAGCATTTGATAATTCTTCAGGATCAAATGGCTCTCTCGTTATCTTTTTTAATTCAATAGGACTAGAAACAGCATCTAGTTTTGTAATTATATCACCAGCAATATCTTCTCGTTCACTCATAATTTAATATTCCTTAAAAATATACTTCTTATCTTATCTTCATCCCTTCGTCCAATAGCAAAAAAAGGTCGTCTAGGCATTTTCCCAACACCCTCATCATGCACCCATGCTTTAATTTGCTCTGATTTTCTTCTAAAAAACAATGTAGATGTAGTTCTTTTTACTTTCCATGTTAAAGAATTAAACATATGACCATGTAAAGTTAAGTCAACAAATTTATTTTTTTTCTTTTTAAATTCATCTGATTGTTTGTATTCCTCAGAATATTGTTTAAAAGTTCCACCATCTGGTGTTTGTCCTTTTTGTGTTTTGGTTTGAATTTGATCTGCCGCATATGCAGAAACTTTATTTAATGCTTTAGTAATATCTTTTGGTATTGTTCGTTGTAACTTCTTTATATAATTAGAAACATCTATTGTATTGGCTTTAATCTTAACATCTGCAACCATTATCTAACAAGTCGTAAAGTATGTATAGCTTCTTTCTCACTATTAGAAACTGATCCACCACCATCTTCATCATATTCAACACCATCTTTTAAAACAGATTGAAACTCCTCATTATATCTATCTCTATAAAAATCTATTTGCACTTGAAAAGAATCTTTCCCATCTCCTGAATTTCCATCTTTCCATTTAGTTAGCTGGGGAAAAATGTACTCTGCTAATGCTCTATATACTACTGCTCTTTTCCATTGAGCATCTGTTAGTTTGGTATCTGTCATTTCAACAGATGTAACTTTTGTAATGTCTTTATATCGTACTGTATGTCTATATCGTTCCCACCATTCGGCTCTTATTTGTCGTAATACATCATCTTCTGCATATTGTAGTTGAGTACCAAAGTCAGTAATGCCATAACCTAATATATCAGGTTGTATGCCCTGAACATCACTATTAGCAACTCCGAATTGTGAGGTAGCCATTATTTTTTACCTTTTTTCTTTTTAGGTTTATCTTCTACTAAACTATATCCTCTATATTCCCAAACTTTTTGATTTGTTTCCCAATCAACTTTTCTTCTTTTGATAATTTTTTTACCATTAGTTAATTCAATTTTATCGTCCATAATTCCACTCATTGTTATATTGTTATTTATTACCATAAAATCCTTTTGTTTAAGAGGGGGATTAACCCCCTCTAGTTAATTAATTGTTTACAGTAATGATGAATCCATCATTAACTCAACACCATAAGTATCGTTTAATTCAGCAACTCCATAAACTGCTGTAGCAACAATCTCATCTGCTCTTAGAGAAGCATCTCTTTGAGTTTCAATTTTTAAGTCTTGCATCATAGCAAGTCCTAAAGCATCTCTGTGGAATATTGCACCTTTATAATCACCAGTTGTACCAGTGTTATCAATGTTTGCAGATTCATAAACTGGAACACCAGCTACTGTACCTACATATCCAGAACGCATTGCTTCATTACCAATATCTGTAGTTGCACCTGATCCTGAACCAAAAGTATTAGATACTCCTGATTTCATATCATAAGCTATGTATGGATGTACCACACAAGCTAAATCTGATGATGGCACTGATAAGTTTCTTAATTCAGCTACTGCTTCAAATAGTTTTGCCGCAGAAAAAGCAACATCTGCTCCACCTACAATTTTACTAAATGAATCAAATAATGCTATTAAATCTACATCAATTTTTTTAGCGATTGCTTCACCAAATAATCTACCAATATCACTCGCAACATTTCTTGATGCACTATTTCTAGCCAGATCAGTTAATGTTGTCATAATTCCAATTTCAGAAGCAGTAATTGTTACTGAACTTGGGTTTACTGCAGTGTTAGATAAATCCGATGCCTCAGATACTGCCGCCGCACTTACAGCCGCATAAATAGGTACTTCTACCGATTTTCCGCCACCTGCAATAGTATAATTTTTGACTAATCCTCGCATAAGTGATTTCTCATTTGCTACGAACATTGCCTCTGCTATGATCTCTGTATATAGTTCCGAGATCGTTGAACTTGTCGTTTCGTTAGCCATTTGCTAATCTCCTTTTAGTTATTGGTTAAATTTATGACTGTGGGTTTACTATCCCTCTCCTTTTTATATTCAGCATATCGCTTCCTATCTTCTGGATTTGTCATATCTAAATCACCAATATTAAAGGCTTTGGCGGACACCCGAGCCACATTACCTTGACTTCCACTCCCTGAAGGAGTTGCACTTTGGAAGTGCGGGTTTTGTGTTAAAAACTCCTCAACATATTCATCTACACTTAGGAGTTCTCCTTTTTTATTATAACGAGGTTGATTACCATTTTCAAGTATTTCTACCTTACCATCATCATTTAATTTTACATTTGATTTTAATAATGCAACTACTTGATTTGGTACATTAGCTTTGTGATTACTTGCACTTGATAATATACTATCATTTATTTTAATTTGTTCTAATTGTGTTTTTAAATTTGCTATCTCAGCATTAGATTTATCAGCCTGTTGTTTAATAATATCTTCGTATTCGCCTCTTTTTTTCTTTTCATCTAATTCAAATTGTTCTTTTTGTTTAATAGCAGTAACAGCAGATTCTAAATCCTTCGTGCCTAATTTTTTATAAATTTTATCTCGTTCTTGCCCTATTCTAGTTCTAATAGCATCTTGCATTTGTTGTTCGGTATAAGAATTTTCAACTACTATATTTTCTTCAGCTTTAGCTTCTTCTGCATTATTAGTTTCTGGTGCAGTTTCAACTGTATCCGTTTTTTGCTCGTCAGCCATAATTACTCCTTTTTTTATATATTGTTTATATTTTCTTATCTTCTTCTTCAAGAAAATTATCGTTTCCTTCCCTTTTGATAATATCTGGAATATCTAAAAACAAACCTTCTAAAATATACCCCATATCCAATTCTTCTGATTCAGGAATATCCCTAGATATTTCTTTAATTCTTTTATAATCTTTTGCATTTAGATTTTTCTTTTGTGAAATTTCCCATGCTTCTTCAAATAATTTAGACATCTACATTCTCCTTAAAAAATTTAATCCATTCTGGATCAACTAAATCTTCTCTATCCATATGATACAAAGAAAAATTTTCAGCAAACCATTCCTGTTGATTTTTATTTGCATATCTTGTAGCACTTTTATTTTTAATTATTTTACCTAACATTTTTCTTTCAATTAAAGGTTTCATATAATCATCTACTGTTTTAACAAATTTTTGTTGATGAATATGGTGTCCTAGTTCGTGATAAAATGTACTTCTTATTTTATCAAGCGGATCATCAAAATATGAACTTGAACTAAATGGTTTTGCATTAACACTATCTCCAAATTTCCATGTAGATTTAGGTGATATTGCTTGTCCATCTAATCGTAAAAATTTAATATTTAATCCCATAACACCATCACCCATATCTGCAATAGCATTTGATTTAGCCATTCTTTTATATCCTCTTAAATTTTGAACATTATATTTTTTGCACAAATCATTTATTTCATTTGTTAATACATTGATTGCGGCATAATCTTTTTCAGAATATTCATAAGTTATTTTTCTTCCAAATTTTGTTCTTATTTCTTTAGTTTTAATATTAGCAACACCATAATCCTCAAGTTTTTGGCTTCCATTGAATTTGAGTACAGGTTGTTTAGTTGTGGGATTTTTTACATATCGTTTATCATTAGCACTCTCTTTAAATCCTTTACTTAGTGTATTAATTAAAGTTGTATGAGTAATAGGTTTTAATTGACTTGCTTTAATACGACCTTTTGGAACATCCAAAATTTTCTTAGGTTTTTCTTCTTTTTTCTTTTCTTCTTTTTCTAACCAATCTGGATCAACAGGATTCCAAGTATGTCGGCAACGATAACCACCTCTAACAACAAATGGATCACCACTTGATTTGCCTGTCCAACTATCTGACCAAATACTTCTAATTTCTTCTTCAGAATATACTCGTCCTATATGTCTTTGACAAAAATCTCTTGTTGTTGTTATGGCTGTACCAGCATATTTAAAATGTGTTAGTCCAGCAGAACTAGCTTTAGCCTTAACAAATTGAGCATCAAATTGCATGATAGAATCATGGGCTAATTGTCCAGCATGACTTGACATTGGTCGTCCAGCCGCATCTAATCCTCCTGTTAATTTTCCTG